GTGCTTCCCTACTGACACGTCGTTCTGGAACGACGAACGCTACCACTGGTGGCGCATCGGCGACGTGGCTTACGCGGGACTCCGTGTGGACACGAAGACCAACACCGCCCACTTCACCCGCGCCGGGGTGATGCCGGAGGCTCGGGGCCAGGGCTTGCAGAAGGTGCTCATCAAGGCCCGCTTGACGTGGTGCAAGCGAGCCGGGGTTCGCACCGTGAAGACGTACACCAGCATCGACAACCATGCGTCCATCGCCAGCCTGAAGGCGTGCGGGTTCAGTGCCCGCCGCTCGAAGGACGGGAAGTGGATTCGCTTCACCAAGGAACTGACATGACCGGCATTTCCTCCGTGTTTGAGATCATCGAGCGCCCGAACGGGTTCTCGCTCGCCTGGGCAGTCAGCCCGAGCACGCCCGTGATGACCGTCTGGATTGGGCGCGTCACGATGGGGTACGAACTCGCGGTTGATGCCGCGTGTGAGTTCATGGATCGCTTCCCTGCCGCCTCTGCCGATGGCATCAGCGCCGACGCCCTCATGCACTCGTGCGTGGTCAACGCCCAGAATCAGAACTGATGTCCCTCGCCGCGCCACAAGCCCGCATCGCACTGAACGCCTCCGCCGTTGACTGGCGGAAGGAGGACGTGTTCCAGTTGGCCCAGGATGAGCACGGGGCCGAGGTGCGGTACAAGGTCGGCGAGGAGATGAAGCCGTACACGCTGCCCGACGAGAACGGCGTGTGTCACGTCTTCGATTGGGCAGTCCAGCCGGGTTCGCAGGAAGACTTCCTCAACTGCCCGATCTTCGAGGTGCTGTACACCGGCAACCGAGGCGGCGGTAAGACCGCGTGCCTGCTGATGGACTTCGCCAAGGAGTGCGGGCGTGGCTACGGGGCCGCGTGGCAGGGCATTCTCTTCCGCCACACCTACAAGGAACTCCGCGACGTTGTGAAGAAGTCGCTCGAACTCTTTCCCAAGATTTATCCTGGGGCGAAGTGGAACGACACGAAGATGACGTGGACGTGGCCTGACGGCGAGCAGTTGACGCTCGCCTACATGGAGCACGAGAGCGACTACTACTCCTACCACGGTCACGCCTATCCGTGGATCGCGTGGGAAGAACTCACGACCTGGGCGGACGACGGCTGCTTCAAGCGCATGTTCTCGTGCTGCCGGTCCACCAAGGCCGGGATGCCGCGTCGCATCAGGAGCACTACGAACCCTTATGGCCCCGGCTTCGCCTGGGTCAAGGAGCGGTATCAGTTGCCGATCCCGCACGGCGACGTGCTCGGGACGCTTCTCGAAGAGAAGGACGACAAGGGCAACTTCATCGGCTACCGCTGCGCCATCAACTCGAACCTTGCCGAGAACAAGGTGCTCCTGACGGCCCAGCCGGACTACCTCAACAACATCAAGCAGTCGGCCCGCAACGAAGCGGAACTCGCGGCCTGGATGCACGGCTCCTGGGACATCACCAGCGGCGGCATGTTCGATGACATCTGGTTCCGCGTGAAGCCCTACTGCGTGCTGCCGCCCTTCCAGGTGCCCGCCTCGTGGAAGATCAACTGTTCGTTCGACTGGGGTTCTACGAAGCCCTTCTCAGTGGGTTGGTGGGCCGAGTCTGACGGCACCGACCTGATCCTCCCTGGCGGGAAGGTCATGCGGACGGTTCGCGGCGACCTGTTCCGAATCAAGGAATGGTACGGCTGGAACGGGAAGGCCAACAAGGGTCTTCGTATGCTGGCCAAGGACATCGCACAGGGCATCGTGGAGCGTGAACTGAAGTGGGGCATCTACGGCAAGACGAAGCGGGGCATCGCCGACGCCGCAATCTTTGACGAGACGAATGACAACTGCATCGCCTACGACATGGAGGCTCGGGTCACGGTCGATGGCGTGCAGTATCGCGGCGTCTACTTCGATCCCGCCGACAAGCGTTCCGGCTCGCGCAAGCAGGGGTGGGAACAGATGCGGAAGATGCTGGCGAACTGCATCCCCAAGGAGGGCGAGAAGGTCCGCGAGGAGCCGGGCCTGTTCGTCACGACCGAGTGCCTTCACTTCCTTCGTACCGTCCCGGCGCTGCCGCGAGACGAGGACGACCTGGACGACGTGGACACCGAGGCCGAAGACCACGTTGCGGACGAGGTTCGCTACCGCTGCCGCCAGGAGCACCGCCAGATGAAGGGCGGCAAGACGACGGGGATGTTCTGATGACACCAGAGGAGAAGTCAAAGTACAACCGTGAATGGAAACTCCGAAACCCGGACAAGGTTCGTCTGCATCAGCGGCGTTCCACCATGAAGGAGATGTACGGGATCACCCCGGAGGACTATGATCGGATGCACGCCGAGCAGTCCGGGAAGTGCAAGACCTGCAAGGAGGTTCCGGTTGGGGATAAGGCTCGTGGCCGACTTCACGTTGACCACTGCCACCAAACGGGTAAGATTAGAGGGCTGCTGTGCTATCGGTGCAACTTGGCAATCGGGCACCTGCGAGACAACCCAGCGTTGGCCATCACCGTCGCGGAGTACCTGAAGGAGCATCAACATGGCAGTGGATAATAAGCACCCCCAGTTCTCCGCTCGCATCGCCGACTGGGAGCAGATGGGTGAGTGCTACGCAGGCGAGCGGATCATCAAGCAGCGGCGAGAGAAGTATCTACCTGCCACGGACGGTATGCGGCTTGATGGTTTGACCAAGGCCGGGCCGGATGGTGGCAAGGATGCCTACGACGCTTACCTTGCCCGCGCGGTCTTCCCTGACTTCGTGAAGCAGGGCGTGGAGGCGATGGTGGGGATTATGCATCGTGAGAAGGCGCGGATCGAGGTGCCGGACGCGATGAAGCCGCTGCTTCAGAAGTTCGGCTCCAACGGCGAAGACATCTGGATGTTCCAGCGCCGCCTCAACGAGTGGCAGTTGCTCTTTGGCCGCGCCGGAATCCTCGCGGACGCCCCGACCGGCGTGACCGTGGACAAGGCCATGCCCTTCGCGGTGCTGTTCGCCGCACCCCGCATCATCAACTGGGACGACGGGATCGCTGACCAGGGGATGCAGAAGTTGGAGTTCGTCACGTTCGATGAGTCCGCCGATGAACGGACCACGGGGTTTGAGTGGAAGTTCGAGGAGCGGTATCGCATCTGCGCCATGTCCGGCACCGTGCAGGGCGAGCGTCAGAACGCGGAGGACCAGTCGGCCCCCACCGCCATCGGCGTCTACCAGACGGCCAAGGTCAAGCAGAAGGATGACATCTCTTCCGCCGCATGGGTCACTCCCTCGCTCGGCGGCAAGACGCTCGATGAGATTCCGTTCCGCTTCGTGAACACGAAGGACTTGGTGTCGCAACCGGACGATCCGCCTCTCCTCGGCCTGTCGAACCTCTGCCTCGCCATCTATCGCGGCGAGGCCGACTACCGGCAGTCGCTCCATATGCAGGGGCAGGAAACCTTCGTCATCATCGGCGCGGACAACGACAAGAAGACCCGCCTCGGTGCCGGTGCCCGCATCGAACTCCCCCGCCAGGGCGACGCGAAGTTCGTGGGCGTCAGCGCCGACGGCCTCGCGGCTCAGAAGGAGTGCATCGAGGCCGACAAGAACCTCGCTGGCGAACTGACCAGCCGTCTGTTTGATTCGACCGGGACTTCGTACCAGTCCGGCGAAGCCCTCCGCATCCGCGTGAGTGCGAAGACCGCAACGCTCCGCACCATCGCCCTCACCGGCGCTGAGGCCCTGCGTCAGATTCTCGTGCTCATGGCGAAGTGGATGGGCCTCTCTGAGGCAGAGCAGGCCAAGATCGTCGTGGAGCCGAACACCGACTTCGCCGATACGAGCGCCGCGAGCCGCACGGCCCTGGAACTCACCCAGGCGAAGACGATGGGCTTCCCCATCAGCCAGAAGTCCCTGCACCGCTTCGCGGTTCAGCAGGGCCTCACGGTGATGACGTTCGAGGAGGAGGAGAAGGCCATCAGCGACGAACCCCCGCCGCTCCCGCCCGCTCAGGGCATCGGCGGTCAGTCCGGCGGCTTGCTCGGGCGAGCGACCGGCGGCAGCCGCGTGAGGCGTGGTGTCGGCTCGGATGCTTCCAAGGAGTGATAGTTGGCGACGCGGAACGAACTCATCGTTCAGGATCGGATTGAGCAACAGCAAGGCCGTGTGGATGACGCACTGGCCGCTGCTGCGTTGCTCATTGCCCTCCTGGATGAGTCCGAACCCCTGATCCGCGTCATCATCGAACGCTACCTCCGCCTCTTCCTGTCCCCCGGCGTCCAGTTGAGTTCCGCCGCTGTCCAGGCTCAGATGGCCGCGATGCGTGCGGACATCCTGGCTGTACGAACCCAATCCTTCCTCGCGGTCGGCTCGCGCCTGGACGAACTCCTGGTCGGCGAGATTGATGCGGAGTGGGACTTCCTGGTGAAGTTGTACCTGGACCGCGCCGCGATGCAGTTGCAGCGGCCCGGCGTCACGCCCCAGTCGCTCGTGGACACTCCTATCCTTGGGCGAACGCTGGACGACTGGCTTCAGGCCCTTCTCGCCGCCGACGCCGCCCGCATCGCTGACGCGGTGGCCGTGGGCGTCCTTCAGGGGCGCACGCGGACGCAGATTCTCCAAGCCACCCTGGGCGAGGAGAACCTGGACGGAGGCAAGGGTGCGACCGAGCGGACCCGTCGTGACTTGACCAACATCGTTGACCTTGCCCTCTTCTCCGTGGTAGGGCTGGCTGCGAAGACCTTCTCCGAGATCAACGAATACTGGCTGCCGCGTGATCTGTACGTCGCCGTGATTGATAACCGGACGACGCAGATATGCCGTCACTACAACGGCAAGGTCTTCCTGGTGGGTCGCGGCCCGTATCCCCCGATCCACTGGCACTGCCGGTCCATCCGCGTATCCCTGCCGGTGGACGGAGACATTCCAGACACCCCTTGACTGACCCCCGGTGGGGCATCTAGTATTCCTCGAACCTCGAATCAAGTCTGAACCCGCAAAGGAGCACTTCCCGATGGCATTCAAGACCAAGGCTGACTGGCTTACCGCGATGGGTGGCGCAACCACTGCTGTCGGGAGCACCAAGGCGTTCACGGCGGCTGCTGGCAACCTCATCACCATGTCGAGCCACGGCCTCGGCGACTTCACCGGCCCGGTCCAGTTCGCGCCCCAGGGCGCGGGCGTGCTCCCCGGCGGTCTTCTCGCGGCGACGAACTACTGGCTGATGGCCTCCACCGCCAACGCGGTCCAGGTCATCAACGCGGATGGCACCCCCGTCGATCTCACCAGTGTCGGCTCCGGCACCATCGACGTTGACGGCGCGGCTGTCAACGAAGCCTTCGCCGCCGCTCAGGTCAACGCCACCGACGACGTGCTCACCCTGACCGCGCACGGGGCCGTTACTGGTTACGGCCCGGTTCGCTTCGCCCTCACCGGCGACGCCTCCGCCCTCCCCGCTGGCCTCGCGGTGCTCACCGACTACTGGCTCATCGTCACCGGCGTCAACACGGTCAAGGTCGCCACCTCCTTCGCAAACGCGATGGCAGGCACGGCCATCGACATCACCGACACCGGCACGCCCGGCACCGGCGGCTACACCTGCATCCGCGCCGCGGTCAACGACGATTTCACCGACGCCAACGTGACCATCACGGACGGCGTGCTCACCGCCGCATCCCACGGCAAGGACACCGGGTTCGGACCCGTCCGGCTGACCAACGCTGGCGGTGCCCTCCCCCAGGGCCTCGCCACCGGCACCAACTACTGGATGATCGTGCTCAGCGCGAACACCTTCAAGTTGGCGTCCAGCAAGGAGAACGCGCTGGCGGGCGTGGCCATCGAAGTTCAGGAGGCGGGCACGGGCACGCACTCCATGCGTGCGACCATGCAGACCGTCGCGGATCAGTTCGAGCAGTGCTTGAACGAAGTCCTGACCATGCCCGGCTACCGGGACATGCCCGCTGACGTGAACACCAACAAGTTCTGGATCGAAGGGGTTCAGGGCACGGGTTTCTAAACGCGCCGCCTCCTACGAAGACAAAGGCGGTAGCCGTAACGGACGCGGCCCTGGCGCATAAACTGACGGATCAAGCATTCATCGCAGCAAAGGCACTGTTAGAGGAGCATCTGAAACATGGAACTCGAACTGGTTTACAACGCGGCGGCTGACATCCCCAAGGGCTTTGAGGCCCTGTACACGGAGAAGGACGGCAAGTTCCACCTCTCCGGCGTCAAGGGGCTGTCCGCTTTGCAGGCACTTCCTGCGTCCGTGGCTCGGCTGGAAACCTCGCTGAAAGCCGAGCGCGAGGCCCACAAGAAGACCAAGGCCGAGGGTGGCGACACCGGCACCCGCATCGCCGAACTCGAAGCCCAACTCGCCGAGGCGCAGGCGGCTGTCGAGGCCGGGGGCAAGCCCATCGACCAGACGAAGTTGGCGGAACTCGCCGACAAGCGCAGCGGCCCCAAGATCGCCGCCGCCGAGCGTGCTCAGAAGGCTGCCGAGGCGAAGGCTGCCGAGGTGCAGGGCCTCCTGGATCAGGCGCTCGGGCGCGAGCGCACCAGCAAGATCGTCGGTGCCCTGGGCGAGGCTGCTGCCAAGGCTGGCCTCCCCGCTGACGCTCAGAACCTCATCAAGGGCTATCTCGGCGCTTCGTTCGAGGTGGGCGAGGACGGTTCGATTCGCACCAAGGAAGGCGGGCTGCTGCCTGTCGGCCTGGACGCGGTGGCTGCCGTCAACGAGACGAAGACCATGTTCCCCTCCATCTGGCCGACTTCCCAGGGCGGCGGTGCGAAGGGCGGCGGGTTCGCCCCCGGCGGTGGTCCGAACCCCTACAAGAAGGACACCTGGAACGTCACCGAGCAGATGAAGTTGAGCGATGCCGACGCGCAGCGCCTCGCTCAGGCTGCCGGTGTGGACTGGAAGAATCCGAAGCCCCCGGCGAAGTAACGCCTTGACCGACAAGCCTCACACGGCTATCCTGTAGGTGAACAATCTGACGGACAGTACCGGCCCACGGAGGCACGGCGCAACGGACGCGATGTCCGGGGCAGTCTGAAGGAATCACCGGAAGCCTGAACCGAAACGTGTTCCGTAAACCCTGAAGGAGTAAAGCAACATGGCCGTCGTCCGCGTCTCCGATCTCGTGATTCCCGCTCGTTTCTCTTCGTACCTTCAGCAGCGTACCGAGGAGAAGTCGAACCTCATCCGCTCGGGCCTCCTGGTCCGCGACCCCTTCCTGGACAACTTCCTGGCGGGCGCGGGCCTGACGATCAACGTCCCGTCCTTCAAGGACTTGACGGGTCGGCCCCGCGTGAGCAACGACAACCCCGCCACCCGCATCCCCGTCGATGGCACCGGCACGCCGCCCAACGCCCACAAGGGCATCGGCACGTCGCAGGAGATCGCCGTCCGCCTCAGCCGCAACGACTCGTGGTCCGACATGGACCTCGCCGGTGCCCTGGCTGGTGCTGACCCGATGGCTGCCATCCAGAACCTCAGCGGCGACTACTGGGCGCGTGCGCTTCAGCGTGCGTTCGTGGCGACCGTGCAGGGCATCTTCGCCGACAACGAGGCGGCTCCCACCGGCGGCGACACCCACACCCAGAACGACCTGACCGTGGACATCTCCGGCGGCGGCTACGTCGCGGGCGTCACGGACTTCAACCTGGAAGGGCTGATCTCCGCTGTCACGACCCTCGGCGACAGCGCCCAGGACATCGTGGCCGCGATGATGCACTCGCACGTCCTCGCCCGCGCCAAGAAGAACTCGCTCGTGGACTCGATCCCCGACGTGAGCAACCCCCTGGCCGCGAACATCGAGGTGATCGCCAACAAGTACCGCGTCATCGTGGACGACGGCCTGCCGAACCCCGCTGGCTCCGGCGCGAACCAGACCGCCACCGGCATCTACCACACTTGGTTCCTCGGCGCTGGTGCCTTCCGCCTCGGCATGGGCACCCCGAGCAACCCCGTCGAGGTGGAGCGCAAGCCCGAGGCCGGTAACGGCGGCGGTCAGAGCATCCTCTGGCAGCGCGTCGAGTGGTGCATCCACCCGGTCGGCCACGCCTGGATCGGCACCGCGCCGGTCGGTGGCCCGGACGACGGTGACGCGAGCACGCCCAACACGCTCGCTCACGCCGACTCCTGGCGTCGCGTCTTCCCCGAGCGGAAGCAGATCAAGATTGCCCGCCTCATCACCCGCGAAGCCTAAACCGCTCGCGGCCTGATGATCCCCCTGATGACGACGGGGGCCGGGGAAACCCGGCTCCCCTTCTTTGACCGCGACCTGAAGGAGCACCAACGCATGGCACAGCCCGCTCGTCCTCGCAATGTTCGCTACCGGACGTTTGACCGGCTGCGTCACGCCAGTTCCAACCTGAAGCAGTTCCTTCAGGCGATGGGCACGAAGTTCATGGGCACCGCTGCGACGCCGACGTTCACCGCCGACGCCAGTACGGATGTCTGCACGCTGAACTCCCACGGGTTCGTAACTGGCAAGGGTCCGGTTCTCGTGGCGAACTCCGGCGGTGCTCTCCCCGGCGGTCTTGCCGCGTCAACGTGGTATTGGCCCATCCGCATCGACGCGAACACCTTCAAGTTGGCCACGAGCCGCGCGAAGGCGACCTACGGGACGGCCATCGACCTGACCACGAACGGTACGGGTACGAACACCATCCGCTACGCCGCCAACGCCGAGGCGGTGATGGAACGTCTGCGTCAGGGCGTGCCCTACGAGCGCGTTGTGGCGGAGTCGGACATCGACAACCTGTAAGCCTTACTTGCAGGTTGAACATTGAGTTGCAGGTTTCAGAGGAGCATCAATCATGCCCAACGAGCGCGATCAGAAGAACGATCAGTCCGAAGTCAAGGCCCCCGAGTCCGGCGCGCCCGCCGGTGACGTTGCCGCTGCCCCTGGGCAGAGTGCCACCGACGTGAAGCCCCCGGTCGCTGAGGTTGAGTCGGCTGATCCCGCCGCCTCTCGTCAGGCTCGGCTCGCCGAGATCGACCGCGAACTCGTGGAGGCCGACCGTCAACTCATCGCGGTGCAGGCTCGGATTCAGTCGCTCCGCACGGAGCGGGATGAACTCCGTCGTCAGGGCTTCGGCAAGCCGATGTCCCAGGCCGAGGCGCTGAAGCAGGTCGTGCAGTCTGACCAGGACCAGCGTATGAATCGCGCGGCTCTCGCGGCGGCTGTCACCGGCCTCGTCGGTTCCAACCGAATGCCCACCGTCAAGACCCCCGCCGAGATCAAGGCGGCGATGACGAAGAAGCCTGTTCAACTCCCCCGGCCTCAGCAGTAAGCCGGGAGTCTGTACGAACCCACTAGGGAGACTGACCGCCGTGGCAACGCCCGCACAGAATCGAGCCGCACAGATCAATGCCGAGCGTCACCGGACGCCTCGCATTCTGTCTGTGTCTGCCGATCCTGCTGGCGGCACTATGTCGGTGGTGTTCGACCGGGACATGGACACGGCCCTGGCGCTGAACGCGAACACAGTGTTCCGAATCGTGGTGCCTGACGATGACCTGTGGTATGACTTCAAGGCCAGCGACGGTTATTCATGGACGGACGCCCGCACGCTTGCCTTCGCTGCCTCCGGCGGCGACCAGGGGGCCTACGACGGGGATGAGTTGTTCGTGACGTATCTCGATGGCAACGTATCAGCCAAAGGTCGCGCCCATCGCCTTCAGTATCGTGAGCGGTGCGACCGCGTGGAGATCATCTAATGGCCTTCGTGGTTGAGAACGGCACCGGAGTATCGAACGCCAACGCCTACATCACGGTGGCGTTTTACCGTGCCTACTTCACCGACCGGGGCCGCGACCTGTCCGCTCAGACCGATGAGCAGGTGCAGGGCTTTATCGTTCGTGCCACGGACTTCGTAGAGCAGCGGTTCGGCCAGAACTACCAGGGCACCCGCAAGACACTCACGCAGTCGCTCGGGATGCCCCGCACTGATATGTTTCTGGACGGCGTTGCGGTGTCGCCTGACGCCGTGCCCGCGATGTTCCAGATGGGCGTCGCCGAGTACGCCTTCCGTGCGTCGAAGTACGCCGACCTTGCCCCTGATACCCCGGTGCCCTTCGCACGCGAGGCTCAGGGCGGCGGCACCGTCGCCCCCGGCGGCGCGGTGATCGCCGAGAGCAAGAAGGTCGGTCCCATCGAGAAGTCAACCGAGTACGCGGACCCCACCGCCGCGTCGAACTCCTGGGCAATGCCCGCATACCCCGCCGCTGACGCTCTGATTGAGCCGTTCGTCGCCGGTGGGCGCAGCGGCAAGACGATCCGAGCGTAACATGGCAGGACCACACGACGAGTTCGCAGACCTTGCAGTTGAGATGATCGCCGAGAACGGGCGCACGATGACCGTGCGCAAGTTGTCGCGGACTCCTGCTGATCTGACGAAGCCGTGGCGCGGCCCGGCGGCGTCCGCCCCGGCTGGCTACGAGTTCGAGGTGGAGGCCGTGGCCGTGGTGATCGACTGGACCGAGGAGGAGATCGAGCAGGACCAGACCCGCCGCGACAGCCAGCGGCTCCTCATCGCCGCCAAGCCGTTCGCTGAGGCAACACCCTCTCCAATCGACCTGAAGTCGGCTGACTCCTTGCTTGACGAGGGCCGCGTGTATAGTCTTTCCAAAGGGAACTGCTTGAAGCCCGGCACGACCGCCATCCTTTACGACTTCCAGGTGCGACAGTAACCATGCCTGCCTCCGACACCGCCACCGCCCGCGATGAGATTCTGGACCGTCTTCTGACGGCCCTGGTCGGCCCCTACGCGGGCATGGCCGTCGTGTACGATGACGCCGTGCAGGACCAGCCCAAGGGCGAGCAGTCGCCCGCGCCGGACCCGGTGGTGCCCTCCACGAAGCCCTGGCTCCGTGTGGGAGTCCGCCACACCAACGGCACCCAGGCCAGCCTGGGCAGCATCAACGGCAAGCGCCGCCAGGAGCAATCCGGCGTCCTGTTCATCCAGATGTTCACTCCCCTGGGCGATGGCCAGAAGTTGGCCGATCCCTTGGGCGACGCCATTCTCGATGCGTACCGCACTGGCGGAGCGACCCCGAGCGGCGTACAGTTCCGGTCAGCCCGTCGTGCCGAAGTCGGCAAAGATGGTGCATGGTTTCTGACCAACTGTCTCGTAGACTTCGAGTACGACCTGATCCGCTGAAGGAGCACCCAGCATGGCCGTCAACGTCAAGATCGACAGCAACATCACCGCACTCCGCTATGCCCAGGAACTCACCCTCGGCACGCTGGACCCCACGCCCGGCAATCAGCGGTGGGTTGAACTCGAACCCAACTCGTACTCCGACTTCGGCGGTGAGATCACGACCATCGCGCGTAACCCGATCAATCCGGGTCGCCAGCGCAAGAAGGGCGTCGTGACCAACGTGGAGGCGTCGGCTGGTTGGGACACCGACCTCACGCAGGTCAACATGCAGGACATGCTTCAGGGGTTCATGTACGCGAACCTCCGCAACAAGCAGGAGTTCACCGGCAGCGTGACCGTGCTCACCTCGGACGACTCCTATGGCGCGACCGGCATTCACACCGGCTACTTCGCCGGTGATCTGATCCTTGTGACGGGCTGCGCCACCGCCTCGAACAACGGGCTGAAGAACGTCGCCACCGCGACCGGCAACAAGGTGACGGTGAGCCAGAACCTCGTGGATGAAGGCCCGACCGCCGGTGTCAAGTTGGTGGCCGTGGGCTTCCAGTTCGGCAGCGGCGAAGTCGAGATCGTCAACAGCGGCAGCGAGTTCCCGTACCTCAATCGCGCCAGCGGCTCGAAGGACTTCACGCAACTCGGCCTTCTCCCCGGCGAGTTCGTGTTCATCGGCGGCGACTCGGCTGCCACGCAGTTCGCCACCGCCGCGAACAACGGCTTCGCCCGCGTTCGCAGCGTGACCGCGACGCGAATCACCTTCGACAAGACCAGCGCCCTCATGGTGACGGACGCCGGTGCCACGAAGACCATCCAGATTTTCAAGGGCCGCGTTCTGAAGAACGAGATCGGCACGGACATCGTTCGGCGTTCGTATCGCCTCGAACGTCGCCTGGGTGTGAGCGACCCGGCTCAGCCCACGTTGGAGCAGGCCGAGTACGTCCGGGGTGCGGTGCCCAATGAGTTCTCCTTCAACTACTCCGCCGCCGACAAGTTGACCTGCGACCTGTCCTTCATCGGCCTCAGCGCCGAAGCGATTGACGAGGCCGTGACCGGCACGCTCCTGTCCAAGGTCGGCGGCGTCGTGCTTGTTGCCGCGCCCGAGGCTTCTGCGTTCAATACGTCTTCGGACATCAGCCGCGTCTCCCTGCGTCCTGTGTCGGCGACCAGTGCGTTCACGACGCCGCTGTTCACCTACTCCGAAGAGATCAGCGTCACGATCAACAACAACAACTCCCCGAACAACGCCATCGGCGTCCTGGGAGCGTTCGAGATCACCGCCGGTACGTTCGAGGTGGGTGGTGACATCACCGCCTACTTCGGCAACGTCGCCGCTGTCCAGGCCGTGCAGAACAACGCTGACATCAGCCTGGACATCATCCAGGTCAAGGACAACTCCGGCATCGCGCTGGACGTGCCCCTGATCGCCCTGGGCGGTGGCCGTCTGAACGTGGAGCAGGATCAGCCGATCAAGATTCCTCTGGAATCGAACGCGGCGACGGCGGCGAAGATCGCTTCGACGCTGAACCACACGCTGATGATCGTGTTCTACGACTACCTCCCGAATCTCGCGGGCTAAGCCCGACGTGTACGAAACCTGGTGAGCGGGCCGGGGTCTGTGTAGACCCTGGCTCCTATCACCCTGTCAGAGGAGCATCTGTTCATGGAACTCGGCAAGACCAAGATCGACCCCAACGCTGTCTCCGAAGGCGTCTGGACGGAGTTCGTCCTTCCCGGCGGTCAGGAGATCAGCCTTCGCCTCTCGCTGATGAACGCTGGGCAGAATGCCCGGTACAAGGAGGCCCTGCGCACGGCGCTGGACCCCTACGAGTCCCTGCTGGTCCGTTACCAGGGCAAAGACCTTCCCAAGAAGGTCGAGGCCGAGGTGAAGGAGGTGCTGCGCCGCCTCTTCTGCGAGCAGATCGTCACCGACTGGAAGGGTCCGTCCAAGAACGGCAACCCGGTCCAGTACACCGTGGATGGCGGGATCGCCCTCTTCGCGGAGTTCCCGGAACTCTACGAGCACGCTGAGGAGGAGGCCAAGAAGTTCTCCCGCTACCGCGTCGCCGTCCTGGAAGCCGCCTCGGGAAACTGAACGAGTGCCTGATCTACGCTCTGAAGTGGCAGCAGAGCGAGGGGCTTGGCAAACCGACCAAGGAGCGCCAGGTTCTCGATCAGTGCTACTCCCAAGGCCGTCCGCTGCCACAGTGGTTGGCGAGCGCCCCGGTGCTCTGGCCGGGGCTATCGCCGATCTACGCGGCCTTCTGTGAACTCTCCACCTGCCGTCCGTTCGGCATGGGTGTCGGCCCGATTCCCTGGACCGCCATCATGCAGTACGCCGACATGGAGGGCATGGATGGTCCCGACCGGGCCGATCTCCTATACTTGATACGAGCGATGGACAGGGCCTACATCGCCCACTCCAACGAGTCGAGCAAGTTGGAAACCAAGAAGGCCGAGAAGGGACGCAAGAGGATTGGCGATAAGTCTTAGCCAGTTTGCCCGCAACATGAACCGCACGGCGGACACCATGCCCCGTGCGGTTGATGCCATTGTCAAGGCGGCTGGAAGGGCCATCACCTTCAGTCTCATCGACAACACGCCGGTCGATACCGGCGAGGCGCGGAGCAACTGGCTCGTGTCCCTCGGCGTTCCCATGCGTGGCACCATCGCACCCTACACTCCCTACCCGAAGTTCTCCCAGGCCAACGGTCGCGGCATCTCGGAGACGGCGAACGCACAGGGGGCCAAGCAGCGCGCTCTCGGTGCTATCGCCGCCCGCCAACCTGGGCAGACGCTCATCATCCAGAACAACGTGGACCATATCGGCCTGCTGAACGCCGGTACGTCCAAGCAAGCCCCCGCACTGTTCGTTGAGACGGCAGTGATGACGGGTATCCGAACCCTGAATGGTCTGAGGCTGAACATCTAATGGCAACGACCCAGACCATCCGCATCGTCATTGAGGAACGTGGCAGCAAGCAGGCTGCGACGAACATCCGTGGCATGGCGTCCGCCGCGTCCGCTGGCGAGAAGGCTCTTGGCCTGCTGAAGACGGCCATCGCCGCTGTCGGCGTAGGCGTTGCGGTGCGTGAGTACATCCAACTCTCGAACACCTACACCACGCTTCAGAACCGAATCAAGTTGGTCACGTCCTCGCAGCAGGAGCAGGTGGCCGTCACCCGTGAACTGCTGGACATCTCCAACCAGACGTACACGAGTCTTCAGGACACGACGGAACTGTACGCCCGCCTTGCGTTCAACACTCGTCAGTTGGGTCTGACCCAGCAGGAAGTGTTGGACGTGACGCGCGCCCTGAATCAGGCGGTGGTGCTGTCGGGTGCCGGTGCCCGCGAAGCGTCGAACGCCATCATTCAGTTGAGCCAGGGCCTTGCGTCCGGCACCCTGCGCGGTGACGAACTCCGCTCGGTGTTGGAGCAGTTGCCCTTCGTCGCGGACATCATCGCCAAGCAGTTTGACGTGGACCGCGCCGCTCTCCGCAAGTTGGCTGCCGAGGGTCAGATCACCAGCGAGCAGATCGTGCGTGCCTTCCAGAGGGCTGCGCCGGAGATCGCCGCCCAGTTCGCCCGCGTCCAGCCGACCATCGGTCAGGCGTTCACCGTGCTTCAGAACGAGATTCTGAACGCGGTCGGTGAGTTCAACAAGGCCACGGGTGCGAGCAACGCTTTCGCCAAGGCCATCCTGTCCATCGCTGACGGCATCGCTGATGTCGGGGACATCGCCATCGCCTTCTTCGAGGAGTTCAGTTCGCTGCTGGAAACTGCTGGCGACCTGATCTACGAAGCCTTTGGCGTTCGCTTGGAGGATGCGAAGTTCTCCTTCCGCGACCTGCTGCGTTTCGTGGGTGCGTTCATCGACACCGTGACCGGCCTCTTCACCGGGGCGGGGCAGGCCATCTTCACGTTCTGGGCCACGATCTTCAACAACCTGAAGGGTATCGGCGAGCGGGTCATCAACGGCGCTGCCGTGGTGATCGAGGCGGTGGTGAACACCATCATCGCGGGCATCAACAAGTCCATCCAGGCCGTTGCCGACTCGGTGAATGTCCTGATCGACCTTGCGAATGAGGCGAGCAACTTCCTTGGTCAGGGTGACATCCTCACTCGCGTGGACTTCGGGAAGTTGGTCGAACTGAACCTTGGTCGCGTCGATGAGACGCCGTTCCAGGATGTCGGCGAGGAAGTCGGCAACGCCTTCGTGGAGGGCTTCGAGTCCGCCACGGGTGCGCGTGACTTCGTGGATGACGTGCTCCGCAAGGCCGACCAGCGGCGCGAGCGCCGGGAGCGTGAGGCTGCCGCCGCCAACCTGGGCGGAACCGTCGCCGGTTCTGGCGGTGCGGGCCGTTCCAAGGCTGACATCGAGTTCGAGGCCCTGAACCGTCAGTTGGGGGCCGAGCGCGAACTGCTTTCCCTTGGGCAGGTGAAGGGGCAGTTGGAGTTCAACCAGAAGCAGGCCATCATCAAGTTGAACCAGAAGTTGAAGGAAGACGGCATTGTTCTCAGCGACACGCAGCGCGAGACTGTTGAGGCGCTGATCCGTGGCAATGAGGAGTTGAAGATTCGGAATCAGTTGGAGCAGCAGGTTCAGCAGTACACGCAGGACTTGGAGGATCAACTTCGCCTCCTCACGCTCTCCACTGATGAGCGCGAGGTTGAGGCTGATCTTCTGCGACTGACGAACGCCTACAAGCAGGCGGGCGTGGAGATCGACCAGACTCAGTTGGAGACGCTGCGTGCTCTCCGCACGGAAGTCCAGCAGCGCCAGCAGGATGAACAGATTCTCAACGGCATCTTTGGGGATCGAGCGGCTACGCTTCAGCGGATCGCTGATCTCGAACGGCTCCGCAACGCTGAGTCGGACCCGAACCGTCGTCGCGGCATCGAGCGTGAGATGGCCCAGCAGCGGATCAACAGCCGCCAGGGTGATCCCTCGCTCATCGCTGGCTTCGAGAACGGCCTGGACAACCTCTACCTGAAGGTCAGCGATGTCGCAGGCGGCATCGAGCAGGCGATGACCAACGCCTTCTCCTCTGCCGAGGATGCACTGGTGCAGTTCGTCCAGACCGGCGAGTTCAACTTCTCTGGCTTCGTGGACAGCATCCTGGCTGACATCACCCGGCTCCTGGCTCGGCAGGCTGTCCTGGCCCTGTTCAACGCCTTCTCCGGCGGCACCTCTGGGGCCTTCGGCGGCGTTATCACGGCCCTGGCCGGTGCCCGCGCCGATGGCGGGCCGGTCGCGGCGGGGTCGTCCTACCTCGTGGGCGAGCGTGGACCGGAAATCTTCCAGCCCAACCAGTCCGGCACGATCATCCCGAATGGGGCCTCGCCCGCTGCCGCTCCCCAGACTAATATCTCTGTGGTGAACGTCCTTGATCCGAACATGGTCACGGCGGCACTGAACGACCCGGCGAACGCCCAGGTCATCGTCAACGTCATCGGCAAGAACAAGGGCGCGGTCAACCGGGCCTTGGGACAGGGATAATCCTCATGGCATACGTCTTCGGCACGAGCACCAACTACAAGACGTTTGCGGACATGCTGTCCCGCATCGCTATCGGCACGTCGCTCCATTCCGTGGATGTCATCAACTCCGGCGGCACGGGGTACACGGTCGGGGACATCCTGACCGTCTCCGGCGGTACGTCGGTGATCCCGGCCACGCTGGAAGTCCTGACGGCCCCCGGCGGCGTCATCGGCTCTGTCCGCATCCGTAACGCCGGACTGTACACCACCGCGCCCAGCGACCCCGTGAGTGTCACAGGGGGCACCGGCTCCTCGGCGACGTTCGACCTCACGTTCGGCACCAATGGGTGGACGCGACGGCGTGCGGTCGGCTGCCCCAGCGCTGCCCAGTCTGCCACCGTCGCGGCGGGCGGCACGGGGTACACGGTGAACGACACGCTCACCGTGAGCGGCGGCACCTTCGGTCACGCGGCCACCTTCCGCGTCGTGACGGCCCCCGGCGGCGTGGTCGGCACGGTTGCCCTCATCGACCCTGGCAACTACACGACCACGCCGAGCAACGCGGCCAGCACTACCGGCGGCACCGGGACCGGCTGCACGCTGAACGTGACCTATGGCACGGGTGAAGTCGAGATCATCCTTGAAGGTTCCGGCTCGGGCAGCGACGAAATCTTCGTCGGCTACCGCTCGTTCTTCGACGCTGGCTCCGCCGCTCGCAACTGGTGCCTGAACGGATTCACCGGCTTCGACTCGGCACTCTCCTACGAGAACCAGCCAGGGCGGTCGCCCGGCCTGGACACGCAGTCCAGCGGACCCGACCTGGGCGGCGCTTACGTCCTGCTGCTGAACTCCACGATAACGTGGTGGGTCAGTGTCACCCCCCGGCGCATCCTCGGCGTGGGTAAGACCGGCACCTGCTACTCGTCGTTCCATATGGGCTTCCTGAACCCGTATGCGACTGGCGGGGAATGGCCCTACCCCATCTACATCGCGGGCACGACCACCGAACGCTTCCGCGTCCCTGGCACCGGCGTCATCTCAACGTCTGGCGTTGTGGACCCGATCCGCGATTCGACTTCCGACGTTGGCCCTGGCTTGCTGCGCGACCCGAGTGGTGTGTGGCAGTCCTGCTTCAACGGCACGGACGGGTCGCCTCGCACGGCTTCCACGACCGGACTGGCAGTTGTTCCGACTGGTCGTCTCAACGGTGTGACACTTCAGACCGGCGATGATTGGTACAGTAGCACCACCATCTTCTTCCAATCGTTCTGCCCCAACTCAGGCAGCCCCGGCACTCAGTCGAATCGGTTGCTTCGCACCACCCAGAGCGGCGGGGATTATGTCATTCGTATCCCCGCCACGATCATCGCGTCCAGCGGAAACACCCCTATCGGCGTGTACGGGGAGATTGACGGGGCGTACTGGTTTGACACGGCGGGCGTCATCACAGCAGAGTCTCGATTCAGCGACGGCACGCAGCGGTTCACGACTTTCCAGGAGGGCGTCCGCGCCGACAACTGGGCACTGTGGGCACTGCGAGAGGACTAATCAATGGCGTATCAAACCGGCACGGCAACTTCGCAAGAAGACCTGATGAACGCACTCTCGGTCTTCGCCGCCGCCCAGGGCTGGACGGTGGACATCATGTCCACGACCAACGACTGGCTGGCGATGAACAACGGCAGCGTGTTCGTACAGTGGCGATGGGACAACAACGCAGCCATCGCGTGCTTCCAGTCCACTGCGTTCACCAGCACTGGCACGGCCCCCGGCAACCATACCGGAGATGATGGCTGTGGTACTGTGGACGCCAGCGCGCCGTACAACGCGGCCATCTCCTCGGGACGCCGCATCACCGTGGGCAACGGGCCGTACACCGCCTACCACTTCTTCACGGACGGCACGACCAAGTACATCCATGTCGTCCTGGAATACAGCCCTGGCCTGTATCGACACTTCTCCTTCGGCACCATCAACAAGATTGGCACCTGGACGGGCGGTCAGTATCAGACGGGATTCGTGGTTGGTGCGAATCCCGGTCTGGTGAACAGCTCGTCGCATACGCTGCTGTGGTCTGGCACCACTTCCGGCAGCACGGCGGCGGACGCCAGTGTGTCAGGTGCTATGAGAGTCGAGGGAATGCCGAATCAGACAGGTGCCATGAAGTGGATGCTGTTCACGCTTCAGACCAGCACGCTCGGCAATGACCGCGCGGGTAACGCCCGCATCGCGGCCCCCGGTGGCTTCCTCGGATGCAACCCGTGGCAGGAGGCATACGGCTTCTTCCGTGCTGACCTGCTGACTGGCTTCCTGCCCCTGGTCAAGATTCCTGTCTGGTGGCGAGACACCGCCCCCGCGCCGGACTCGATCATGCTCCTGGGCTTTATCCCGGATGTCTTCCAGATTCAGATGGCGAACCTCAGCCCTGGCCAGGAGTTTACGATTGGTGCGAACACCTACAAGGTGTTCCCGATCTTCCGCAAGCAGACGACGAGCAGTTCCGTTGAGGAAAGCCGCAACGGGGGACTCGTGTATCGCAAGGTGCCGTAACCCATGTCGATGTTCCCTTCGCAATCCCCGGACATCCTCACGGGCTTCCTCACGGATCGCCTGTCGCTGACCCATTCCGTGTCACTGGATAATCCTCTGGTGCGGATGGAGAATGCGGTCCCTACGGATACGCTGGAACCGACTGACACCACACAAGAGCGAATGGCGCTCGTGGACGGCTCGCCCACCCCTGGGCCTCCGCCCGAGGCATACCTTACCGCACTGCCCGAGAGCATCGCGGACATCTGGTTCAACATCATTCATATCCTGCCTCGCTCCATTGTCCTCGGCAATATCCTGACGACGGTGGTTCGGCAGATCGACGTGTACAACGCCTATCTGTACGAACCCCATGACCTGGAAGCGTTCATCAACAACGCCGGTGCGGGCACTTCGATCACGGACCTTCCCAGCCTGCCGTACTCGATTCCGCCCCAGGAATCGCTGCTGCTGACGCTGGAAGTCACGCCTGATGGTGCCCCCACCATCAACACGACGCTGGACTTCGACACGGATGAGCCGTACCTGCTGTCGATTCCGATTCAGGGCACCCGCATCGTCATGTTCCCGTTCGAGCCTGAAGCCCCGCTCACTGAGCGCCTGATCTTCCTGACCGACGTGCTGGAAGCCATCGACGGCACCGAGCAGCGTGTAAGCCTGCGCAAGGCTCCGCGACAGGAGTGGACGATGAAGTTGGTTCGGGAGGACGGCCCCGAGCGGCAGAAGATCGACATGCTGGCCTTCGACTGGACTAGCCGCGTCTTCGGCATCCCGGTGTGGACTGAGCCTTCGTATGTCACCGGAGCCGTGACCGCCGGTGCGACCAGCGTGAACGTGGATGACACTACGCTCGCGGACTATCGAGCGGACGGCCTCGCCATCGTCTTCGAGACGGAGGACAAGTTCGACGCCTTGGAGATTCAGAGCGTCGGCCCGACGACGATCAACTTCAAGACGCCCATCTTGAACGACTACTCCGTGGGCACCCGCGTGATGCCGCTTCGTACCTGCATCACCAGCGTCCCGATCAAGGAACGGAAGTACGCGGTGAACCTCGCCGAGTTCGAGATCGTCATGCGCGTGCTGGACAACGACGTTGACCTGGGCAGCACGAGCGGCTGGCCTACCTTCGGCGGCAAGGTGCTCCTGTCTGATCCCAACGCCATTGAGCAGACCCTTGATGGCGACATTAGCCGTCAGATCACGGTCATTGATGGAGACACCGGCAAGTTGTCCCAGGCGTCTACCTGGAATCGCTCCCGACACGGCTCTGCGAAGACGTTCATCACTCGCACGCGGTCTGCCCTATGGTCGGTTCGGAAGTTGCTTCACGCCTTCCGTGGCCGTCAGGTGTCCTTCTACCTGCCGACGTTCACGAAGGACGTGTCTCTCTCCACCACCTATCTGTCCGGCGCGTCGGCCCTCACTATCGTCAACATCGGCTATACCCGCTACGCCAAGCAGCGGACGCCGAAGGTGAACATTCGCATCGTGCTGAAGAATGGCACGACCTTCGAGCGGAACATCACCAACTCCTCGGAAGTCAGCCCGACCGTGGAACAGTTGACCATCAGCGCCACCATCGGCCAGAACATCACTCCGGCTGACGTGGAGCGAATCGAGTTCTACGAGAAGGTCCGCATCGACAACGACGAGATCACCATTGAACACCGCTCCTCCAACGGCGAAGCGAAGATCGGCTTCCCGGTGAAGGTTGTCTTGGAGTAAGCATGTCTTTCACGAACCAAGAACGCAGTGTAGAAGCAGGCCAGCCGATTGAGTTGTTCGACTTCAGGCTTGGCTCTGAGTCCTACCTGTGGACTACGAACCCTACGCCGGTGACGTACAACTCGCTGACCTATCAGCCGTTGGAGATTCGTCGTGAAGCCCTGCTGTTCAGTCAGGACTCCCGCGCGGAGGGGCTGAACATCACGGTGCCTGCGACGATGGCGCTGGTGCGGAAGTTCATCAACTCCGTCCCTGGGCAGATTGCCACTTTGACGATCCTCCGCGTCCACCGCAACGACGGCGCGAATGAACTGATCCAGTTCTTCAAGGGCAAGGCGATGACCGTGGGCTTCACGCTCAACGGTATCGAGGCCGAGATCAACGTCGTTCCCATCACGGCTGATCTGGCCAACACCATCCCCCGGTTCAAGTTCAGCGGCGTCTGCAACCACGTCCTGTACGATTCGGCCTGCACGGTCGCCCAGTCCCTCTTCCGCTACCAGGATGAAGTCACGGGCGTCGCCGGGACAACGATCTCGGTCCAGGGCCTCGCCGCCAAAGGCACCGGCTGGGCAAACGGCGGCTACATCGCCCTCTCCTCCGGCGAGTTCAGGCAGATTGCGGATCACACTGGCGACGACATCCGCGTGCTGATACCATTCCCCAGCAGCCCGTTGGGGCAGACGGTTGAGGTGTTCGCCGGATGCGACCACT